CTTGAACCTTCAGGGTACATCCAAATCTCAATTACCCCACTAGCAGGAATAGTATACTCATCATATATTTCCTTAGCGTACGGCACCCACCTACATGGAATTTCGCCATTAGTGATAGGCATCCCAACAGGGGAGCCTCCTACCTTAAGGTTGGCATCCAAAGGATTGTCAACTATCTTGGAATAATTGACAGCATCGGGGTCCATAACCGAGTGTGCATCAGCCGCATGCTTCCTAGTGAAATTGGTCCTGTTTCTATCCTTAGAGACGACATCTCTAACAATATTCTTGAAACTAGGTTTTATCTTTCCCAGACCATTCATGGGGTTAGACGCAACTTTCTTACTAAGATCGCGTTGTTTCCTTGCCAACTCTTTCTCTCTTCGTTCAACATCGGCCAATTTCTTGGCTTTGACATTGACGTTCTTTGTATTCTGGGCGCGTTTATTGCGTCCCATATTATACCAGGAATTTCTTCTACTGTAATATAATATATTGTTTTGTTCTATAACACCACTCGGAATTATAGCCCTGTCAGATGTGAGTCCGAGAGGGCCAAAAACAATGACCATGAGGCGACGAAAACATAAGAGACAACAAACTCGCCAGAAGAATCACAGAGACCCATCTCTTGTGACTCCTCGAATAAGACTGCCGAGGTATTAAAGAATCACTCTCACTGGGTCTTGCCTTGCAAGAACCACAGTGGTTGACTATCCTCAATCTCTGTGAAACTGACTTGCCCCAGCCAGCTTCCACGGCCGCACTAATAAACGCTTCACAGTCAGGTATATGACGATGTTCACTGCGCAACTGCTCGACCAACTCTTCAGTTTGATCTCGCGGTGCTTGTGAAAGAAAACTAATACGAGTCTTATACACGGAGGCTTCAGTCGGATAGTGAAGCTCCGATTCCCAGAGGTTCGAGCAAAACTCAAACGGTTCGCCTGGTGCACTTTCTGAACAAAACTTTAACCTCAGATTCAAGTTGGAATAAGTTTCCTCAAACAACTCTACTGAAGTTTCTGGTCCGCCAGCAACAAGGTCATCCCCCATTGTGCATGCATAGGTGGCTTTTCCCTCAACAGCTACAGCACAGGCTGAAAAGCTATTGTCTGGTGAAGTGTTAACACTACCAGAAGGTTGCACACCCGGAGTGAGCTGCACATACATGGTTCCGTCGGAAAACATTACAATTTTGTAAGATTCCAA